CGCAGGTTGCGCTGGTCAAGCCGGAGCGGATCGGCGATGCCGTTGAACGGCGTGATGTGGTCAACCTCGGTAGCAGGCTCGACGCGGCCGGTGGCGGCGCAGAAGCGGCACAGCGGCTCGCGGTCCAGGACGATGCGCCGGACCTTCTGCCAGTCGGCACCGTAGCCTCGGGCTGTGCTGCTGCGGTTGTCGAAGCGGGCGAAGCCTGACCCGCTGGTGGCGGTGCTGGTGAGCCTGCCCGGTGCTGCACCGATACGAGGCGGTGCCGATCGCAGTCGGGTCACGGGCCAGGCTCGACGTTGCGACGCTGGAGCGTGACCCGCTGCCCGATCGCCTCGACCAGTAGCGCCACCCGTTGGGCTGAAGACCATGTGCAGACGCCGACCATGCCGGCGAGCCAGCCGTGGTTGATGCGGACGGGCTGCCCGACTGCGATGCGGGCAAGATCGGTGGGCGGGGCGGACAGCGCCTCCAGGATGCCTTGCGGGCTGGCGCTGGCGAGCATGGCGGCCATCAGGGCGGGCCGGACCTGGGCGGGCTTCTCGCGGTCGCCTACGGCGTGCAGGACGCCGGCAATGCCGCGCGCCCGCTTGAGGTGGTGCCACTGGTCGTCCTGCTCGACCATGACGAAGAGGTAGCCGGGGAACGCTGCTTCGACCCGGTGCCGGACCTTGCCGTCGCGCATGATCTCGCGCTTGCGGACCAGGGGAAGGAAGGTCTGGATCTCGGCGGCAAGGCATTCGCCGCGGGCTAGGGCCTCTTGGCCCCATTCGGTGCAGGCCACGTACCAGGGGGCGCTATAGCGTCCGCACTCCAAGCGGTCGTTCCCGACCTCGTGAAGCGCCTCGCCTATGGTTACGAATCCGGCGCGCGGCTTGTCAAGCGTCAATGTTGCGCCTCCGGGAATGTGGTTCATTGGCGGCACAGCCCGGTGCAGCCGGCATCGGTGCATGCCCCGCACTGGTGTTCCCGCAGCCACTGGATGGCGCGGACGTTGTCGCCGGCCTGGATTATGGCGAGGGCGGGCTTCCCTGCGGCGTGCGGGAAGAGCAGGGCCTCGGCATAGCCGGCGAACTCGGCGCCGCCTTCCAGGAGGCGCAGCGCGGCGCGGAGGGCGGATGCGGCCTCGGGGGTCATCGTGCCATGGCCTCCAGTATCGAGGCGGCGTGCTTGTGGCCTGGGTCGTGCTGGATGAGCAGGCGGACGCCCTCTGCTGTGCCGGCGTGCTGGCCCATGATTGCGAGGCGGGCGGCTTCGGCCTTGCGCCAAGCTGCGGCATGTCCGGCGCGGAGCCCGTCGCGAAGCGCATCGGGGTCGCTTGGGCGGTATGCGTCAGGATCGGACGCAGCGGAGTAGTGAGCCGCCATCGCAGCCGCTTCCGGCCCATCGTGATCGGTCGGGGACACGTCCAGGGGACAAGGGGACACACCTATAGGTGTGTGTCCCCTTTGTCCCCTTGGGGACGTCCCCTTGGGGACATCATGTCCCCTTTCAGTTTTCGGCATGCTGATCTCTCGCGACCCAGACGTGATCGTTGCAGACACCAACGACGCCTCTATGCGCTAAGTCTTTGGCAGCGCGCTGAAATGCCTTCTTCTTGGCGTCGTCGCTTTCAAGATGAGAGCGGGCATAGAACTCGCGGCGCCATGCCTTGATGGGGACAATTCGGACCCCGGCGGGGTAGTCAGGGGACATTGCCGTTTGTCCCCCTGCCGCGATGGCTTCGCGGAGCATTTTGAGGCCGAAAGCCATGCCGCCAGACAGGGCCGGCGCGTCGGTTTTTAGCTGCGCGTCGGTCTTCATCAGGACCAAGGACGACGGCTTGCCGTCCTCCGGTTCCCGCCCGTCGATGCCCACCTTCTGGGCGCGGACCACAATCTCGTCGCCTTCCTCAGCGTCCTTCTGTGCGGTCACCTTGACCCGCAGAAGGCTGTCCTCGCGCTTCACCGTGATCTCGGTGTCCACGGCGCCGAGCAGCGCGGAGGAGCCGCGGGCGCCGCGCTCGGCGTCCTTGCCTGTGTGGTGAACGGTGAGCATGGCGGCCTGCGTCTCGGCCCGGATGCGGTCCATGCCCTCGATCGCCTGGCCCATGTCCTGCGCCGAATTCTCGTCGGCGCCGGCCATGCTGCGAGCCAGCGTGTCGTTGACGTAGAGCAGGGGGCGGACGCCATCCGCCTCCATCATCGCCTGTGCGGTCGCGACGGCGGCCTGGACGTGCTGCGCGGACATGATGCGGAACGGGACCGCGACCAGTCGGAAGGGGGCAGGATTGCCCGAGCAGCCATGGAAGGCGCGCCATGCTGCAATGCGGCGCGCCATGCCGCCGACGCCTTCGCCGGCTATGTAGATCACGCCGCCCTGCTTGACCGGGCGCCCCTGCCAAGGGATGCCGTAAGCGATGTGGAGCGCCCAATCGAGGGCGAGGAAGCTCTTAAGGCTCTTGGGCGGGGCGATGAGGCTGGCGTTGCTCGCCTGCACCAGCAGGCCCTCAATCAGCCACACCGGAGGCGGCATGGCCTCGATCTCATCCAGGGTCAGCGTCGGCAGCGGCCGAACGCTCGGCTTCGCTACGGGCGCCTCTGCGCGCTCTGGCGCGGGCTCGGCATCGGGCTCCCCATAGCCGGCGTCCTGCTCATAGACCCAATCCGGGACCGGCGGCGGGGCAAACTCCTCCGTGACGCGCCGTACAAGCTGCGGCCGCTCGGGCGCCTGCCTCGGGTTGCGGGAGCCGTCCGCGATCGCGCGCTCCACCTTGCGGCGGATTTCCTCGGGGCTCCATGCCGGCTTGCCCGGTTCCGACGCCATCGCCAGGCCGGCGCGGATCAGCGTCTCGCGGGCATAGGCGGCCTCGATCTCGCCGCCGGCCACCAGCGCGCCGACCTTGAGCCCGGCCGCGTTGAGCGTCGTCTCCTGCTGGCCGAAGGGCGCATTGCAGATCGCATCAGTCTCGTCGGACAGCGCGGCCAGGCCGTAGCGGGAGCCGGGCGCGGACGTGTCTCGCCACTCGCGGGCAACCACCGGCCGCGGCGCGGGTGCGGGCAACGGCGGGTCGAGGAGGTCCACCAGCCATGCGGGCATCGGGGCCGGCATGGTGTCGCTGGCTATGGTGTAGCCGTCGCTCGGGGGCGCGATGATGTATCCGCCCTCGCCCCGGACATCGACGCCGGGCGCGATCTTGGACGCGCTGTTGCGGATGCGCCGGCCGGCGGGATAGCGGAACAGGAGATGGATGCCGCCCGAGCGGGTGCGATGCCGGCGGGTCTGCGGCAGGCGATGCTCGTTGGCGGCCAGCCATTCCAGGCCGGACGCGCCTTCCTTCACGTCGAGGTCCACCACCGCCAGGTCGGAGGCTTCGCCGGTCGGCACGCCGATCAGCACGGCGCCGGGGCGATGGAACAGGGACCGGACGGCCGACAGGTCGGTGGTCGCGTCCTTGAACCCGTGTTCCGTCACGGGGCGCTTGTCGGCGCCGCAGGGGAAGACCGGCCACGACTCCGCAAGGAACACGGCAGCCTCAATGATTGCGGTCATGCGCGCACGCCTGCGACGCGCTGGAACAGGCGCAGCATGGCCTCGGCGGCCTCCGGTCGGATGCGATCGGGCTCGGTGCGGCGCATGATGTGGCACCGCTCGTATTCGTGCGGCGTGAGGTCACTGGGGAAGTCGGCGAACAGGACTTCGGCGGCCTCGCGGGCGCGGATGCACGCCTCGGGCATGGTGGCGGTCGCGTCGTTCATGCGGCGGCCCGCCCGTGCCCCTGGAGCGAGTGCGCCCCGTACAGCCCGATCAGCGCCGCCTCGGCCCTGCCGTCGTCCTTGACCCGGGCAAAGGTGCCAGCGAGGCCGGGCCATAGCTGCGCCGCGCGAATACGGGCCGCGCCCTTGTCGGCCGGGATGCGGAGGCTGCCCTTCCACTTCGCGGGCGTGACCAGCGAGACCGGCACGCCAAGCGCGGCCAGCACGCCCTCCACCTGTCCGACGCCGCGGCCGAACTTGAACATGGACGCCACGCCCTGCCCCGGCCGCGATGCGACGCGCTCCAGGAATGCGTGGACGGGCCGGCGCCGCTCGGCGTTGAGCATGTCGGCCAGGACGGCCGGCAGGATCTCGCCGCCGCTCACCGGCATGTCGCGGACCTCGATCAGGTGGCCGAGGTCATCCAGCCATGCGAGCGCGCCGCCGAGGCCGGGGTCTATGCCCAGGATCATTGCGTCCGCTCCTGACGCATGGACTTGAGCCCCGCGCCGTGGCGCAGCAGTGCGCCGGTCAGGGTGTGGTAGCTGATCCCGCACATCGCGGCGGCGCGCTTCGGGCCGAACCGGCGCGCCAGGTCCAGCGCGGCCTCGACCATCTCGGCGGTCCACCGGGGCGGCCTGCCGCGCTTCATGCGTCGCGCCTCGGCCAACGGCCGGCCGGGCCGCAGTCGATGCCTTCCGCGCGCATGCGGGCAAAGGCCTGCCCGATCGCGCTCTTGGTCACGCCGAACCGGGCCGCGATCTCGGCGCGCGGCACGCCGGCCCGGCCCATCTCGGCGGCCACGGCGTAGTTGATCACCCGCTCATAGCCAGCGGTGCAGACCGCGCGCGGCACCGGCACGCCGCGCTTCCGCAGCGCATAGGCGTGCGTGTAGACGGTCTTGACCGTCACGCCGGCCCGCGCCGCGATGTCCGCAGCCGGCCAGCGCGCGGCGTAAAGCCGGGCGATCATCTCGCCCTGGCTCTCGGACCGCTTGATCGAGTGGCCGCGGTAGCGCAGCGCGAAGGCAAGGGACGAATAAGACACGCCGAGCGCCTGCGCCGCATTGGGCGCGCCCTCGCGCCGGACCAGATCGAGCGCCTTCTCGACCATGTCAGGCGTCCAGCGCACGCGATGCCGGTTGGATTGGCTGGCGCTCATATCGCGACGCCCTGCTTCCGGGCGAGGTGCAGTTGCCGGCCGACGCCGCCCTCGGCCAGGCTGAGCGCCTCCGCGATCTGCCGCACCGACTTGCCCTCGCGCCGCATGCTGACGATCAGCGATCGCCGCGGCGGCAGGCCCTCGGCATCGCGCGGGATGGTGCTGATGCCGTAGCGGGAGAGGCGCATGCGGAGCGCGGGCTCCTCGATGCCGAGCCGATGCGCCAACACCTTGGCCGGCACGCGCTGCAACTCGCGGCGGATCACCTCGACGTAGTCGCGCGTCCACCGCTCGTACTTGCGCGCCGGGCGGATCTGGACGCACGTATCGCAGCGCACGTCACCGGCCCAGCGCGGAATGAAATGGCCCCGGCATGTCGGGCAGGCGGCCACCGCCACGAAAAGCCCCCGGCGGACATCGCTGCCCGCCGGGGTAGGCGGTTGGGAGGGAAACGCGAGGCGCGCAGCATTACCCGGCTGCGCCGCGGGGTTGGTGGCGGTGCCGGTCACCGGGGGAGAAACAGCGCCGGCACCGCCTTCGCGCATCGCCATGGACCGGGGCGACGCGCAACTCATGCCGCACCACGCGCGCGACGTTCATTGTTGGATCGAGCCGAAAAATCGGCATCTTCGGCCCCGAACAGGTCCGGCCGAAGCTGCGCGGGCGTCAGCCCCGTCGCGCGAGACACCGCAGCGACACGCTCCGCAGGCACTCGCGCCTTGCTCCATGCAAGCACCGTAGTGCGGGCAACGCCGCACGCTTCCGCTATGCGTGACGCCGCCCCTCGGGTCGAAATGATCTGATTCAGCATGAACGCCACAGTGTCATGTGGCCCGACACTTTGGCAACCCCAAATTTCTTCGCCAAGCGCACATATTCCGGTTGACGGTCTGTCGAAAAGAGTGACAGTTTGGCGCCGTTGCAGAGGGAGATCGCAGCATGTCCATCCACTTCTACCGAGACCTCAACGGCTACGTGGGCGAGCCCCGCGAGCCCGATCAGACGCCGCGCGAGGCCGCCGACCAGGCGCAGGCCGGCATGCTCGCCGCGGCCGAGAACCTCGCCGCGCTCTGCGACCGCCACGACGGCGACAGCGGCGAAGACGCCGACCTCATCGACGCGCTGACCCGCGAGATCGACGCGCTGGCCGACCGCGTGCGCGCCGCGCTGGGCGAGCCCCGCGTGAAGACCGCGCAGGGCCTGCTCGCCAGCGTCGAGATTGCGTACCGCACCGACGCCTACATGCTGATTGGCTCGGACATGGGCGCCAACGGCTACGCGCTGGGCCGGCCGCTGGCCTACGGCGACCGCGTCGCGGCCGTAAAAGTCGCGGGCAAGCCGGTCAGCTACCGCATCAGCGACGGCATGGTGTGGCCGCTGCTGGATGACGGCGTGCGCGCCGGCTCGGTGCTGGTCGAGATCGTGAGGGCGGGCCGATGAGCGCGCGCATCGCGGCCTTTGCCGCCGATCATGCCAGCACCGGGATGGTGTGGGTGCATGTGGACGATCACGCCGGCGTGCTGGTGTGCGCGCAGAAGCTGACGCCGGCCGAGGCCCGCAAGGCGGCGACCAAGCTGCTCCGCGCCGCCGAGGATGCCGAGGCCGCCACGCTGGCGCGCATCGCCGCCGGGGAGCCCACGCGATGATCGGCTTCTTCGTCCTGCTTGCGCTGTCGAGCGCCGGGTTTTTTGCCGGGTTCCGCGCCTGCGTCGTGGCCTACGACAAGGGCCAGGAAGTCTCGCCGTGGTTCGTCATCCCGATGACCGCGAACGGCCTGATGGTCGTCGGCTCGGCCGCGCTGCTGCTGGGCGAGGTGCTGCGGTGATCGCTGCGCCGATTGTCTCCGACGACTATGCCGCGTTCCTGGCCGCGAAGCAGCCTCGCGCGATCGCGTCGGGCCTGCCGATCATCCCACAGATCAATCCCGCGCTCTTCCCGCATCAGCGGGATTGTGTAGCGTTCGGGCTGCGCCAGGGCCGATGGGGCTTGTTCCTCGATACCGGCCTCGGCAAGACGCTGTGCGAGCTGGAATGGAGCAAGCACGCCGCCGAAGCGACCAACGGCCGAGCGCTGATCCTGGCGCCGCTAGCGGTCGCCGCGCAGATTGCCCGCGAAGGCGTGGCGTTCGGCTACGACGCGCGCGTGATCCGCGACCAAGCCGAAGCGCGGGACGGCATCAACATCTGCAACTACGATAGGCTAGAGCGGCTTGATCCCGATGCATTCGGGTCTGTCGCGCTAGATGAAAGCTCGATCCTCAAGAGCTTCACGGGCAAGACGACGCGCGCGCTGATCGAAGCATTCTCAAGCCATCGGTTCCGCATGGCCGCAACCGCCACGCCCGCGCCGAACGATCACATGGAGCTTGGCAATCATGCCGAATTCCTCGGGCTCATGTCGGGCGTCGAGATGCTGTCGCGGTGGTTCATCAACGATACCAGCACAGCCAGCCAGCAATGGCGGCTGAAGGGGCACGCCGCCGAAGCCTTCTGGGACTGGTGCGCGTCATGGGCGCGAATGGCAGAGACGCCGGCCGACCTTGGGCATGATGCCTCATCATACATCCTGCCGCCGCTCAACGTGCATCGCCACCGCGCTGCGGGCGATGTGCGCGCGCCGGCCGGACTGCTGTTCGCGACCGAGCTATCCGCAACCAACCTGCACGACGTGAAGCGCCAGACAGCCGACGCGCGCGCCGACATGGCGGCGGGACTGGTGCCGTCCGGTGAGCCTTGCGTGATCTGGTGCGATACGGATTACGAGGCCGACGCGCTGCTAAAGCGTCTGCCTGGCGCTGCCGAGGTTCGCGGATCGCACACGCCCGAGCGCAAGGAGGACACCCTTGCGGCTTTTGCGGACGGTTCCGTGCGCGTGCTGATCACCAAGCCGAGCGTCGCAGGCTTCGGGATGAATTGGCAGCATTGCGCGTCCATGATCTTCGTCGGGCGCAGCTTCTCCTACGAGGCTTGGTATCAGGCGGTGCGGCGGTGCTGGCGGTTCGGCCAGAAGCGCCCCGTGGACTGCCACTTGATCGTGGCCGAAGGCGAGGACCAGATCGGGCGAGTGATCGCGCGGAAGTCCGAAGATCACACCGCCATGAAGCGCGCAATGCGCGCAGCGATGAAGCGCGCCAATGGGCGCGAGGCGATCCGCCGCGCCGAATATAACCCGCACCACAATGGAAGGCTTCCAGCATGGTTGTCTGTTTGAACGACGCGCACGGCGCGAATTGGTCCGCCTATAACGGCGACACCGTGCATATCTGCTCGCAGCTTCCGAGCGAGAGTATCGGCTTCAGCGTCTACTCGCCACCGTTCGGCAACCTGTTCGTCTATTCGGACAGCGCGGCCGACATGGGCAACAGCGCCGACGACGACGAATTCGAGATGCATTACCGCTTCTTGGTGCGGGAGAAGTTCCGCATCACGAAGCCGGGCAGGCTGACTGCCGTGCATTGCTCCGACCTGCCCATGACCAAGTGGCGCGACGGGCAGATCGGAATCAAGGATTTTTCCGGCCAGATCATCCGCATCCACGAGGACGCCGGATGGGTCCTTCATTCGCGCACAACGATCTGGAAATGCCCCGTGGTAGAGATGACGCGGACCAAGGCGCACGGCCTGCTCTACAAGAACATCCAGGGCGACAGTGCGCGCAACCGGACCGGCATGCCGGACTATCTGCTGGTGTTCCGCAAGCCCGGCGAGAACGCCGAGCCGATCAAGCACACACCGGACGACTTCCCGCTGTCGCAGTGGCAGGAGTGGGCATCGCCGGTCTGGATGACCGTCAACCAGACGCGCGTGCTGAACGTCGCGGCGGCGCGCGAGGCCAACGACGAGCGTCACCTTTGCCCGCTGCAACTCGACGTGATCGAGCGTGCGCTGATCATGTGGAGCAACAAGGGCGACGCGGTGCTGTCGCCGTTTATGGGCATCGGCTCGGAAGGTGACTGCGCGCTGCGGCTGGGCCGCAAGTTCATCGGGTGCGAGTTGAAGGAGAGCTATTTCCGGCAGGCTTGCAAGAACCTAGACGCCGCCGAGCGCAACGCCGTGGATCTGTTCGCGGCATGACATCCACAGACAATCGAGGGACCACGACATGACCCTATCCGACACGCTGCGCCTGACCGCGCAGCAGCTCCACGCGGCCTTGCGCTGCGGCCTGCGACCGACCGAGCAGGATCTGGCCGATCTCGTCCAGATGCTGGAGACGGCCGGCGACTGCGCGGCAAACCTCGAGGCCGGGCGCCAGCGCGTGCCGGCGATCCTGCCCGAGAACGTGATCGCGTTCCGGCCCCAATCCCTGCGCGCGGCGATGCGCCGCCTGGAGGCCAATCATGGCGCGGCGTGACCCCTGGCCGAAGATCGCGGACAGCATCCGCCGGCCGCCCCCGAGGTCGCAGGCAGAGGAGCGCGCGCGGGCGGCCTTCCATGGCGCCATCGCGGTGCTGGTGGTGGTCGCGCCGTTTGTCTTGGTCGGCATCTACGCCGTCGCGCTCACCCTGCCGGCGAAGCTGGCGCAGTTCGCGCAGGTGTGGCCGTGAGCGACACGCACGACACCATCATGAGCGAGCAGCAGGTGGACATGTTCCCGATCGCCGCGCCGGCCCCGACGGCAATGGTTCCGGCCGCGCCCACGCAGGCGCCGGCCTCGCTGCTCAACTTCATCGCCGCCGCGGTGACGAACCCGGATGTGGATGTCGCGAAGCTGGAGGCCCTGCTGCGGATGCAGCGCGAGGTTGCCAGCGACGACGCTCGGACGCAGTTTAACCGCGCGCTGCACGCCGCCCAGATGGAGATGCCGCGCGTGTCGAAGCGCGGCACCATCAAGCTGGGCGACCGCAAGGGCGAGATCCCCTTCGCCACATGGGAAGACGTGGACGCGGCGCTGCGGCCGGTGATGAAGCGCCACGGCTTCAGCCTCTCCTTCACCGCCTCGTCGCGGTCGGATGGCACGGGCGCGATCGTGACCGCCAGGCTGCTGCATTCCGCCGGCCATGCGGAGGTGGCGACGATCCCGCTGCCGCCCGATGTCGGGCCAGGCCGGAATGCCTTGCAGTCGGTCGGCTCGACGCTGTCCTACGCGAAGCGGTATCTGGCCGAGATGCTGTTCAACATCGTGCGGGAAGGCGCGGATGATGATGGCGAGGTCGGCGGCGCGCCGCGCATCTCGGCGGCGCAGAAGGAGCGGCTGGTCGAATTGATGCAGGATGCGGCGGCCGATACCGAAGCCTTCCTGCGGACGCTCCAGGTACCGACCCTGGACGACCTGCCGGCGGCGGCGTTCCCGATCGCGGAGAACATGCTGCGGACCAAGATCGCCCGGCAGAAAAGAGACGCCAATGCCGGCGGCGGTTGATCTCTCTGGCCGCAGGATTGGCCGCTTGATGGTCGTTCGACTGGCGGAGCCGAAAGTCATAAGCGGCGCGACGCGCCGCATGTGGCTGTGCCGCTGCGATTGCGGCAATGAGGTCAAGGCGTTGGCAATGGGGCTGGTGCAGCATCGCCCGATTTCCTGCGGATGCGCGCGCAGTGACGCCATTACAAAGCACGGAGGGACCGGCTCGCCGGAGTTCAAAGCGTGGTGCGATCTGCGGCGTCGCTGTACCGATCAACGCAATCCTCGCTTCCGCGATTATGGATGTCGCGGAATATTTGTGTGTGAGCGGTGGTCAGAGTTCGCAAACTTTCTGGCCGATATGGGCAAGCGTCCAGGCCCGCAATTCTCTATTGATCGCATCGACAACGATGGGCCCTATGCGCCCGACAACTGTCGATGGGCCACCCGATCTCAGCAGCAAAGGAACAGGCGGCGCCCCAGCCAAGGAGGAAGCCTTGCGCCTGCATCAATGTGATCAGGGGAGCGCCGACTGGTATCGGCTGCGGCTGGGCGTCCCAACCGCGTCGGAGTTCGACAAGATCATCACCAGCACCGGGAAACTGTCGGCGCAGTCGCGCGCCTACGCTCACCGCCTGGCCGCCGAGCGGCTGCTCAACCGCACGCTGTTGGACCTCGGGAACATGGAGTGGATCGAGCGCGGCAAGGATCTGGAGCCGCAGGCCGCGCGCATGTACGAGTTCGACCAGGACTGCCGCACGCTGCCGGTGGGGTTCATCACCAGCGACTGCGGCCGGTTCGGCGCCAGCCCCGACCGCATCGTGGTGAACCAGCCCGGCGCCGTAGAGATCAAATGCCCGGCGCCGCACACGCATCTCGGCTACCTGGTGGACGGGTTCGGCCGCGACTACTTCGTCCAGGCGCAAGGGCAAATCTACGTCGCGGACCTGGAGTGGGTGGACCGCTACTCATTTCACCCGGAGATGCCGCCCGCGCTGCACCGGACGCACCGCGACCAGGAGTTTATCGCCAAGATGGCCCCCGCGCTGGAAGCCTTCTGCGACATGCTGGAGGAGATCATGGAGATCGCGCGGAGCAATGGCACATTCGTGAGGGCGGTGACCCATGCCTGATCCGATCAAGGCCGCGCTGTTGGCCGCGTGCCGCGCCTTCTGTTTCGCAGATGGTGAATGCCCGTGCGCCAGTCCTGACGACTGCAATTTAGGGGCGTGCGCGGCGGACATTGCCGACGCCGTCGCCGCGTTTTTGCGGGCGCTGCCCAAGGGCGCGACCATCCCGCGTGACGGCACGCCGGGATCTGCACGGCCGCCGTCCGCGGCAATGGTGGTCGTATTGCTATCGCTTGCCATTCATCACGCGCTTTGCCTTGTCAAACGCCGCCCACCCGCGCCGCGCGTGGCCCGGATCGCTTGGCGCGGGGATCTCTTTGCCCCACGCGATCAGGTCGCGCAGCGCGCCGCCCCGCTTGCGAGCAATCGCCATGTGCTCGCGCAAGCTGTCGGTTGCGCCCTCGATGTAGTCGGCCGCCGCGCCCATCAGCGCAGCCTCAGGGCTGGCGCTGTCGAGCCCGCGCAGGTGATCGCGCAGCGCGCGCAACCCGGCGATAAGCTCGGCCGGCGTGCGCAGGCGATCGGTCGTTTCTCGGATCTCGGTCACGCTGTCACCTCGCACCGCAGGACAGGGATGCGCTGCTCGTCGCAGCATTCGCACGTCGCCAGGATCGCAGGCTCGTCGCGGTCGTCATCGAAAGACGGCCGGGCGTCGCAGCAAGCGCCCTCTTCCAGCCAGTCCCATTGCATTTCCCACACGCCCCAGCGCGGCACAGTGACGGTGCTGCCGGCCTTGCTGCGGTAGTGGCGCGGGTAGCCGGCCGTCGTCTTCTGCTCAGATGGCATAGCGCCGCGCCTCCTCAATTGCAGACACCGCCGCATCTTCCGCGCGGCGACGCTGGCCGGGGCCAAGACGCCGCCAGATGTCGCCGCTCATGTCAGGTTGCGGACACCAGATCGCAGCGGCAATCAGCCGCGCGATGCGGTCCACAAGCGCCGGGTCGGGCTGGGTCGTTTCGGGACGGTCGGTCATGTGGCATGCTCCTTGCCGCGCTCGGCCGCAACATTGATGGCCCAATCCATCCACGTCTCGCGGCTACCGCCAGACTGAAGGCGCTGCTGCGCCTCGCGCAAAGTGTGTCCGATGGCTCGCCACTCAGCGCGATTGCGCTCATCCTCGGTCATGTCGAGGACGTGCTTCTTGGTCGTTTCGGGATGGTCACTGCTCATTGGCAAGCCTCCGCTCCACTTGTTCGCGCCAGGCATCCGCGACAGCGCGAAGTTGCGGGCGGATACGATTGTTCGGCAGCACCCACACGGCGCACCGAAGCAAGCCGCGCGCGATCATGCAGCGCGCCCCTTCCCACACATCGCGCAGCGCGGTCGTTTTTGCACCGTCTGTCATCACAGACCCCCGAACAGGTTGCCTTGCCGCTGTGCCTCGGCCAGCCGCCGGCAGGCCGTCTCAAAATACTCGGACTGCATCTCGATCCCAACGAAAGGATGCCCCGCCTGCACCGCAGCAACGCCAGTGGAGCCGGAGCCCATGAACGGGTCCAAGATCACCCCGCCCTCCGGCACCTTCGCCTGCTGGATGGACCAGCGCATGACCTCCACCGGCTTCTGCATCGGGTGCAGCCGCCCCTCCGCCAGATCGTCGCGGTCGCTGACACAGATGCCGTCCCACAGATGCCGAAAGATCCGCATGGGGCCGGGCCGGTTAAGCCAAGCGGCCTCGCCGTCGCCTTGCGTCCGCACCTTGCCAGTTGGCACCTTGTCCCACACAAGCCAGGTGCCCTCGGGCAGACTCGGGCTGAACTTGTGCGCGCCCCAAAGCAGCACGATCGGCGCCGCCTCTAGCCATGGCGCCGGGTGAAATGGCTGATCGTCGCCAATGATCGCGGGCCGCTCGGACACTTCGCACGGCTTGTGCGCGTCATTCCAGCGCGAGAAGCGCCGAAGGGCGCTGCCGTAGCCCTGCCCATAAGGCGGATCGCTAACAATCGCCGCCGGCCCGTCGATCGTCGGGGCAATCGCGCGACTGTCGCCAAGGATCAGCGTTGCGCGGCCGATCTGCTCAACTCGCCAGGGCGGCGCGATGGCGTTCACCGCGTCGCGTCTCCGGTCGTCTTGTGCTCGCTCATCGCGGCGGCTCCGGCAGAAGGCGCCAGTGGGTGGCCTCGCGCAGTTCGTCCACACACCACCCGCCATCAGGGTGCCACTGCGCCACGCACTGGAAAGCCGGCAGATCATGTGCCGGCGCGGCATAGACCAGCACCGGCCCGTGCACGGGCGCCGTATAGATCGGCTGCCAGGCGTCAGCCGGTGAATTTTCACCGTGGACTTCGCTGCCGAGCACGGCACGCGCATAGACCACATCGGGGTGATCTTCGTTCCAGAGGCCATCATGGAACAGCCGGCGCAACGCTTCGCGGGCACTGCGAGCTAAACCAATGTGATCCTTAAGGCTTTCGGCTGCGCCTTCGATGTAGGACGCCGCTTCGTCCATCAACGCGGCGTCGCCGGACCCGCTGTCCAAGCGGCGCAGGTGATCGCACAAGGACCGCAGCGCCCGCGCCAGATCGGCCGGCGACCGCATGCGCGGTGAATTTTCACCGGCTGAATTGGTCGTATTGCGGACATCATCGGCCACGGCGCTTGCGCTCCTTCACCTGATAGCAGTTGCCCGCCTGATGCTCGAAGGTCAGCAGGCCGAACCGCGGACCATCTGGCCGCGCACACACGACCCAATCGCCGCCGAGCCGGCCGGCCAACGGACGCGCCCACATGCAGTCGGC